TGTATCGCCGGTAACGCTCGCCCAAAAAAAAGCGCACCGACAACCTGGTTTAAGGTTGACGATGCGCCGATGGCTGAGCATGGACGATTCGCCGTCGCACGGTCACGCGGGCAACGGTCTAGGCCGGTGCACGCGTGGCGTGGCTTGGGCAAGTTTTCCTAATTATATGCCAGGGTGGCCAACCTCCAAATGTGCCAGGTAGGCGGCCTGGGCCGCTTGGCGATCGAGCACCGACCGCTGCCGCATCGCGGCTTCGTATTCGCTGACGGTTCGGGCGCTGATTTCGGTGCCGGTATAGGCCGGGTAGGTCACAACCGAGACGTCGTGCAAATCGACGTCGACCAGGTGCCGCCTGGGCAACTGGTCGCCCTCGGGCTCCTCCCAGGCCTGGCCGACCACGCTAAACGCGAACGACATCTGCGACACGTCGCCCCGCCTGACCGATTCCGCAATATCGCGGCCCACGGTCGTATCCGGTGGGGTGATAGACGCCAGCAGCCCGTGCGAATCCTCGCGAAGCCGAAGCGTGCCAGCCGTCGACCTGCCAAGTATCTTGCTCGGGTCGTGGTCGACCAGGGCCCGAACATCGGGCCCGCTTGCCAGGGACCGCGTGAACGCCCCCCGATCGACAAACTCCAGGAACATGCCGCCTATCGGTTCGCTCGGTTCATCGAAGACGGCCGCGTATCCCTCCAGGGTGGGCAATTCGCCGCCCCCGGCGCGTAGTTCCTGAACGCTGGCGTGCCTGATTTCATGTTCTGATTTCATTTTGGGTTCCTAGCATTTTCGTCGCCTTGTCCATGATGGCGGCCGCGTGGCGTGGTGCCCGCTCAATCGACCATAGATCAGCCAGGCCGCCAACGTCACCGGCGGCGGCGGCCGCCTCCAGGTCGGCCAGGCTCTCGGCAACGTGCTCGGCGCCGTAATCGCGGGCGATGGTCGCCACCAGGGCGTCGTCGGCCGCACCGAACGCGTCGCCGCGTACACAACGCGCCAGGGCACGCACGCAGGGTTCGACCGCGTCGGCCACTTCATCGTCGAAGGTTTCGTAGAACGCTATTCGCTTCGCGTCCAATTTGCCCCGTTCCGCAGCCTGGGCCATTGCGCGCGACTCCTTCCGCACGCAACGGCCCAGTGACTCCGACAATGGCTCTAGTAGATAGACCGAATAGGCCCGCACGTCGCTGTCGTCGTCGGGTAGCTCGATCACCGGCTCTGGTTCCAGTTCGGGTTCGTCGCCCACGTCGTCCAGGTTCGTGAGGTTCATCTGCACCAGGTGCTGGTCACCGTCGTCGATCGGGTTGAGATCCTCAAACCGTCTGATTTCGTTGGCAGACAGCACACCCATGCGCCATAGCTTCTCGTAATAGTCTGCACGGGCCCCCTGGTCGCCACGCAGCAGCGCCTGCACCGACATCCTCGTGAACAGGGTTCTGCGGGCTGGCGTGCCGATCAGCTTTCGCTGCGCCTCGGATTCCCACCCATTGACGCACGGCACAATGGCGTCGGTCACGAACTCGATGGCCTGGTGCTCGATGTTGGAGAACGTCGCGCGGTCCAAGTCGGCCAATTTGTGCGGTGGGACTCTATACCACCTGGCGATTTCGCTGACCTGGAACTTGCGGGTCTGTAGGAACTGGGCGTCGTCGGGCGGCACGCTGATCGGCTTGTATTGCAGGCCGCCTTCGAGCACGAGCACACGGCTAGCGTTTTTCGGGCCTCGGTTGCGGCGCTCGAACTGTTGGGCCAGGGCGGCCGAGCGGTCGGGTGCCAGCGGGGTGGGTGATTCCAGCACCGCCGAACCGTGCGAACCGTTGCCGAACCAGGCGGCGCCGAATTGCTCGGTGGCGATGCCCAGGCCAATCGCCTGGCGTGCCAGCGCGATCGGCGAATATCCCACCAGGCCGTCGAACCCCAGGCCACGCAAATGGAACATGTCCTGACCGCGTAGCCGCGTCGGTTCGGTGGTTCCGTTCTCGACCAGGTAGGCCACGCTGCCGTCGCGGTCACGTGTCGGGGTCACGCGGTCGGGCGTCACGATCCACAACGACTGGGGCCGCCCCGCACCGTCTCGCACAATTTCCGCGTACCCGTTGCCGTAAATCTGCCGGTGAGCCTCCAGGGTTCGCTTGAAATCCCAGGCGCTGGTTTCCTTGTTCGGGCCCTGGAACATGAGCCAGTGCAGGTTCGACCGGTCATCCACGTCGGCCCCGCCATCGTCGCGGCGGCGCATGAGACGCCAGGGAAGGCTGGCCACCGTTTCGCTGATGATTCGCACGCAGGCAAATACGGCGCTGTATTGCAGCGCCGTCTGCTCGTCCACGTGCACGCCCGCCAGGGGTGGCACCCATACGGGGTCGGCCGATCCAGCGGCCGCCGGTTTCGAGGCCCTCCGTAATTCAAACCGCCGCAGGATGTCGCGTATGCTTACCATTGATATTCCACCAGGTCATTGGTTTCGTAATGACTGCGTGCGGCCAGGGTTTCGGCCTGCCATAGTCCGATCGCCATGATGGCCGCCACGGCCACGTCGATTTTCTCAGCGGCCCGCGCCTTGTCGGGTTTGACGTTGCCCGCCTCGTCACGTCGCACCACCAGGTTGGACATGTTCCACCGCATCGGTGCATGGCCGCCGTGAACAATCTTCTGTTCGAGCGTGAGGCGTTGCAGCTGCTTGGTGGGATCGGCGAAGCTTTTATATCCCTGACGGTAGGCGACCACGGGCACGCCTTCGCCCAGTAGACGCTGCTGCATGTGCGTCGAATTCCATGGGTCGATGCCAACGCCCCGCACGTCGTAGGTTTCAGCGGCGGCCAGTAGATCGGCCACCACCGTGTCGTAATCAACCGAATTTCCAGGGGTCGCGGTGACGATGCCATCCTGAACCCATGCCCGATACGGCACTCGGTCGCGGCGTTCGCGTTCCTCCATGCGATCGGCAGGTATGTAGATTCGCGGCACCAAGGCGACTACCGGCGCGGCGTCGTCGCCTGGCTCTGGGTCCAGCGGAAAGGCGGCCACCCAGGCAGTCAGGTCGACGGTATTAGATAGGTCGATCCCGATATAACACGTGGCGCCCGACATGTCGGGCACCGGTATCGACGCGGTCGCGTCCCAGTCCCGCATGGGAATATATCGAACGCTTTGCTCGGTCCATTGGTTCAGGTATAGCTGGCGAAATGTGTTCTCGTAGGCCGTGTCTCGCTTCGCCTTTTCGCATTCCCTGGCCAGGAATTCATGCGAAACCGAGACGCCCAGGTTGGGGTTCGCTTCGGCCCATTGCGTGGGGTCAGTCCAGTCGGCGTCGGGGTCGGTTTCCCACACGGCGGCGTAGAACGCGGGGTCGTCGATCATCCCTTCCGACACGGCGCTGGCGTAGTCCCATACTTTTCTGCAAACGCTGTCCCTGGCGAATCCCGCTGTGGTGATTGAAACCATGAGCGGCTGCGACCTGGCACCCATGCCAGTTCTGAGAACGTCGTACAGGTCGGGCGTTTTCTGTGCGTGCAGTTCGTCGAATATCACCAGGTGGGGGTTCAACCCGTGCTTCGTATAGGCGTCGGCGCTGATCGGCTTATACACCGCGTTTTGTGCGGGGTTCACGATCGCATCGCCGTAGACCTGGAGCATTTCCGACAGCAGCTGCGACCGCCCGACCATCGCCTTGGCGATCGAGAAGACCAGGCGGGCCTGGTCCTTGTCTGCGGCGGCGCTGAATATCTGGGCCCCTGCCTCGCCATCGAGGCACAACGCGGCCAGGGCCAGGGCGGCACCCAGGGTCGATTTGCCGTTCTTGCGTGGCACCGCAATGAGCGCTTCCCGGTATCGTCGGCGGCCGTCGGCGTCGACCGTGCCGAACAGGTCGCGCACAATGCGACGTTGCCAGGGTTCCAGGGTGAACGCCTGGCCCGCACGGTCGCCCTGGACATGCACCAGGGCGCGTTCGCAGAACTGCACCACCGCCGAACCGGCGTTGTTTTTGCTAGTCGCCATTGACCAGGGCCTTCAGCTTTTCGGCTGGCGTTTCGCTTTTCTTGCTGCGTGGTATTCGTGCGCGGCTCGAAGGCGTCATGCCCAGTTCCGCAGACCACCGGTGCATTTCGGCGGCGGCCGCTTCCATGACACTGACAGCAGGGTGCTTGATCATGTTGCCCGACGCGGCCGTATACCACATGCCATCTTTGTGTATCGCGTTCCTCGCTTCGTACCACCTGGCGTATGCCTCGCAATAGGCTGCAAGGGCGCCCTTATCGAGCTCAGATAGCACGCATTGGCGACGCAGCATGGGCGCCACGGTCGCAAACCGACGCGCGGCCCTGGGTGACAGGCGCAGCCCCGGCCGGTTCGATTCTGCCGGTGGCACGGGCTCAGACTCCGCGTGGCGGTCGGGCCGGTACGTGCCAGCCAATTTCAAGGTGGCGGTCGGTTTCGGTTTTCTGCCTCTGGTCATGACGTCTTTTTCCAGGGAATTCCCCATGGGAATTCCCCATGGGAATTCCCCATGGGAATTCCCCTGGGAAGGCCCCAATTTTGCCGAATTT